TATATGTTGTGTATTTAAAAAAAAAAGAAGTGGGGGGGGAGGTGTGGTTTTCAGTGTTTTTTCCCCCCCCCACAACCCCGGAGCTTTTATTGGGAGACAAACCATAAAGGCATTATAGGTATCAATAGGATCACTTTCTGCAAGACCTCTGCGTAGCCAAAACAAAGCAGTGAATATTTTATCTGATGGGATTATTTTATCGATTAAATCTTGTGGGATAGAGAACTCAATTTTTGGACTCTGAGCCCTACCAGTCATATTATGGATAGCTTTAAAAGTAGAATTATCTATTGTAGTATTTATTATATTTATTCCTCTTAATTTTATACCAGCGCAATAAGAGACCATACCAAGGACTCTTTCAATTAAAAGGCGTGAGGTATTTTCAATTATTTGATGGCATTCCAAATCGCCTTCAATATAATCGATATAATAAGCAATTGTAACAAGTGTTGCCGGTGCTCCTGCTTTATTTTTCATTCTTGCCGTACTGGAGCGCCAAATTCCGGTGTGACAATTTTTTATTAATTTATTATAGTTCTCATTATCTGCGTCAGATATATCCAAATCTGGGATTATGAATTGAAGGGATACCGAAATCTTACCATTTGCTTGGGGAGCAATAACACGCGGTATACCTAAGGGTTTGGACGGCCTGAACAAAAATGTAACCCCAGATGATTCTTTCATAATATCTAAACGTATTCATCTTAATAAATAGTTTGTTCTCGTGGTCTAATCCCTAACTCAGCCAACCCCTTTTTCCCGCCAATCAGAAAATCAATCAAATCCTGATCCTCTAGCGGCAAAAGAGTATGATCCTTATTCTTGAGTTTCCGACAATAGAGCATAACCCTGAACGCTGCTGCATGTAGTCTTAATATTTAGGGCTTCGTCTACTTCGCCGGAAAGGACTTCATGGTATTCGCCAATATCAATATTAAGAGGCATTCCTTCTAGGTTCATCATTCCGGTTTTTGGATCGTCTCCGAAGAGAAGTTGAATTTCTGAGCAATGGCCTTCAAGATTTGAAAAATAGCTAGTTATCATCATTTTAGCCACAGAAAGCCAACATGCTGCTCTAGGAGTTGCTATTGTGAAAGTTGCGGCTTCTGTAATATCCACATCTTGTTCAATATCAATTTTAACCCATTTATAAATCATGAAAAATCACGTCCTTAAGAACCTGTTATTTCCTTCGCGAAGAAGTCATAAGCTATAACTTTAGAGGAGCCTGGGGTTCTAATCTTTCTAACAAGAGAAAACACTTGAAAATTTTGGTTAACTATTTCGCTGTCTACTTCCTTTGTATAGCCTTTGATCTGGAATTGATCTAACGTTTTCATCTCGTGATAAACACGGCAATAATATAAATCTTCTACAATAACGCCAGCAAAGCCAAATTCAAGTAAATCGCTTTTAGTAGTCACTTCTTGAAAATAACATGGATAATAAGAATAAGTAGTTGTGTCTTCCCCAGGAATTGTAATAAATTCGCCCGCCGCGTCCTTAGCTTGAATCTTTAGATCAGCTACAGTTCCTTCAAGGCCCGTGTAAGTAGCCGTAAAATTTAGAACTTCGGTGATTGCGCAAGGGCTTATAGCTTTAGAAGTAAGACAACCGTCTCCATTCCAGTAATCAAAAAGGATCGTCTTTTGAACTGGCGTAGCACCATTGAGCATGTTTATTACTATTGAGACTTCAGTATAGAAACTGTGATCCTTCAAAATAACATACAAACTAGCAGAAGGTACCGTAAGAATTCCGGCAGTTACAACTTGCTCAGTTCCGTTCGGAGCTGGCGCATAACCATAGAATGCATCTGAACTTGCCCCTGTTGCACCTTCAGAGATTATCATTTTATTAGGCATATTAAATAATCTGCGCTTCATGTTATAGGAACTCCAGATCTGCGTTCGATATAGCCGTCATCAGCTTTTTGTGCATTTTCAAGGGTTCTGAGATAATTATAATAATATGAAGATCCTTGCCTATTCGCGAACCTTGAAACGCTTGTGTCTTGATTAAATACAACTTTTGCCGAATTCCAATCAGGTTGACCGACTTGAATATAGTCCGCAATTAAGTAAGCCAAAGCTCTTTTAGTGGTAATATCGCTTACTGTGGATAAATTAAGGCGTATTAGATCATTCGCGAGTTCTTCCTCAGCTTGATCAAAGAGTTCTGTGAATTCGGCATAGAGCAAATCGGCTGTTGTATTCTCTTCTGGTGAAGCTTCGCTTTGAGCTCCGCTCTGGATTGTCTCAATAGTGGTCAAGGTTTGCAGAGATGTCATAACATCAGCATCAGTAATTGCCATAATGAAAACCTCAGAAAAATAGAAGCCTTCAGCTTGAAGGCAATCTATATCCAATTGCGGTTCCGTTGGTGTTATTAATCGCGATGTAAATCTTACCGTCGGCTTGTTCAAACCTTGAGCTTTCAAGCGGTCCTATGAGGCGTGTGGTAGAGGCTGGAATGGTCAAAGATAGATTCCCCAGGCCCGAGCGGAAATAGACTCCTTTTTCCACAGTTACATTTAGACCGGCAGCGGCAGCGGTGTTAGCAACTAGAAGAATAAGACGGTTATCTTTAGAAGAGTTGATTTGCATTCCAGAAGAGCTATTGAGCGCTGTAGCTGTGGAAAGGTTCACATAGCTATCTGTAATAGCCTGAGTCTCGTTAATCGTGGTCTTACCTTCGGCAAGACCTGAGAATGAGCAAAACACCAGGATTACAACAAGAGTTGAAGGCCACAAAAAATTTTTGGACATCTCTTAGCACCTCTTAAGCGGTCTTGCTGCAAGTCATCATTGCAAGGGCGGAGGGTCTAGTTACCTTTGCGCCGAACAAATGAAGGGCCTTAACAGCGTCGGAGAAAGCATCCTCGGGCCTATAGGCTTCTACCTGATTGATCTGTTCGCCGTAAGTAACGGCTCCGCTATAGCCTGCTATGCACTTGTAGAGTTCGCCTTCGGTGTTGTTTACGTTATTGCTTTCCAGCACGTCAAACCCTGCCACACGAGTTACTATGCCGTTTCTCAGGGCTTCAGAAGATCCGGAAGCAGAGATATTGGTGAATCGGTCGTCTTTAACGAGCTTGCCAACCATCCACGGAGGAAGGATAACCCACCTGTTGAACTTGGGACAATTGGACTCATTAAGAGTAACGGACAAATCAACCAGGTAATCGTAAACCGTGCTTCCTGCTGTCGAATTTGGCACAATGGGGCTAATATCAGTTCCAAGCTTGTTTCCGGCGGCTACGTTAGCTTCCATAATTCCGGCAACGTATTGATCGGCAACATCACCCAAAGCATAAGCCGCTTCGCTCATGGCCATATCCATAACGGTAGCGGCTCCTTGGGCCTTATCTACATCGTCAACTTCAAAGTTAGTGTAGTTTGCCTGATTTATAACAAGTGTGGTTGCAGCATCGCTTAAAGTTGAAGGTGCATCAATAGCCACGTTCTTAACATAGGGCTTTGCAGTTACCGGGGCTATTCCGTTAATGTGGCACGTATCGCCAACATTCTTAATATCTCCGGTGTAATCTCTATTACAAACCCCAATCTGTGAATAAACCAGGGCTTTATTCAAATTCGCAAGGAGTCTAGCACTCCATACTTCGCCAATAAAATTATCAAGTGTCATTTGTATTAAACCTCATTAAATTTTAAATTCCCGACTTGAGAGCCTTTTGAACGGCTTCCCAGTTGTCGTTAATTTGAGATGGACTCATTCGCTTAATTGATTCACGAGTAATTATAACTGGTTTAGTATTCGCAGGATTTGTATCAGAACCGATAGGTTCCGGCGCAGGTTTACTCTTTTCAACCAATGTCTTAATAACCTGAATTTCGGCTTTGATTTCTTCCGGCGTTTTGCCAGTCAATTTTTGAGTCCATTCTGTTGGTAAACCGGCTTCTTTAATGAGATTTTCAGTATCAATTGCGGTGATTTTGCCTTTTAGAGTCTCATTCTCAGCCGTAATTTCTTTAAACTTATCCCGTTCCCTCATCAATCTAGTTTCAACAATCTGATTAACTTGGTCTTGAGTGAACGTCTTAATTTCATCATCAGTCATTTATAAAACTCCCAGAATTGGATTTGTGGCTCTGTAAACC